GCGGGTGCGAAGGTACCCGGACCAATCCGCCGCCCGGAGGGAGACAGGACGACAGTCCACATTCCCGACAGCCGCGAGGGGTGGGTATGGTCAATCGAGATGCTACTTGAGTCCTACTTGCAGCAGAAGTCGGAAGTAGACTTCGATTATTCTCGAATCCGCAAGCAGGGTGAGCCGATTAAGGGATTCGGAGGTACCGCTTCCGGTCCGGCACCACTCAAGAAGTTGCACGAGCGTATGCGCATCGTGCTGGATGGTGCGACAGAGCGAGGTCACATCACAAGCCGTGACATCGTAGATATTCAGAACATGATTGGTGCCTGCGTGGTTGCAGGTAATGTCCGCAGGAGTGCAGAGTTGGCTCTTGGCGAGGCAGACGACGAGGAGTTCCTAAACCTCAAGAACTATGAGCGCAACCCCGAGCGAGTCGAGTGGGGCTGGGCTTCTAACAACACACTAACCATCCGTGAAGGTCAGGAGGTTGACTACGAGGCAATCGCTGAGCGTATCGCTGACAACGGCGAGCCGGGGCTGTTCTACATCGATGCGGCACGCAAGTTCGGCCGCATGGGGGATGAGCCTGACTTTGGAGACATGAGGGTTAAGGGAACTAACCCGTGTGTGACTGGCTCGACCTGGGTGACGACCGTTGATGGCCCTCGACAGGTGCGCGAGCTTATTGGAAACAGGGTCAACCTCGTCGTTGACGGCAAGGAGTACAAGACTGTTTCCGAGGGGTTCTGGCACACCGGAGTCAAGCCGGTCTACCTGCTTTCCACCTTTGAAGGCTACCAGCTAGAACTTACTCGTGACCACCGTGTTCTTACGGAAAATCGCGGGTGGGTGGAAGCTGGCGACCTTGTATATGGTGACAGCATTGTAGTCAACAAGCACACGAACAACACATGGAGCGGCAATGGTACCGTAGACCACGGATACTTGGCAGGTCTTCTTGTTGGTGACGGGTACATAAACAACGGCAAGGCTCGGTTGCTGACCTGGGCAGACGACGATGGAATCCAGCAGGAGTCGGAGTCTGCGATGCGTCGAGCATTTAGTATGCGAGACGACTTTAACGGCTGGTCGGGTCCATACGGCAACGGTTGGTACTCGATGATGACTGCTGAGTTTACCCGCTTCTGTGACAGTATCGGTCTGCTAGAAAACAAGTCTATCAATGAGCATGTTGAACGAATGTCGTCCGACTTCTATGTGGGATTCCTGCGGGGCATGTTCGATGCTGACGGCCATGTAGAAGGCTACGACAACGGCAAGGGCATTTCTGTAAGGCTGACAACCGTGTCCGCCGACAATGCATACGCAACCCAGCGAATGCTCGGTCGATTGGGTATTTTGTCCAAGGTTTATCAATCCGAGCGCAACGATGGGTATGGCAGTGAACGCACCGAGTATCGCGTCTGCATTACTTCTGAATCTGCTAGGGAGTTCTCAAGAATTGTTGGATTCCACCACAGAAACAAGCAGGCCCGAATCGACGCCTACTTTGACAGTGGTAGGGTATACAAGAAGCCATTTGTGGCTCAATTTGCTGGGCTAGAGTATGTTGGATACGAAGACGTATATGACGTTACCGTAGACGAGGTTCACGCATTTGATGCGAACGGTTTGTATGTCCACAACTGTGCCGAACAGATGCTTGAATCTGGCGAACTCTGCACGCTGGTAGAGGTGTTCCCCTCGCGGGCAACCGATATCGTAGACTTCCTTCGCACCCTCAAGTTCGCATACCTCTACGCAAAGACGGTGACTCTTGTCGAGACTCACGACGAGCGTACGAACGAGGTTATGCGTCGTAACCGCCGAATCGGAACCTCTGTATCTGGAATGGTGCAGTTCGTGAACCGTAGCGGCAAGGACGTACTTGAGCAGTACCTACGCGCAGGATACGGATACATCAACAACCTGGACCGCAAGTACAGTCGTTGGTTGGGTATCCCTGAGTCTGTCCGAAAGACCACAGTTAAGCCGTCTGGAACGGTGAGCCTACTCGCTGGCGCAACGCCGGGGGTCCACTACCCGACAGCAGACTACTACATCAGGCGTATTCGCTTGCAGGAGGGACACCCTCTTGTCGATAAGTTGTCTGAGGCCGGGTACCACATCGAGCCCGACCAGTACAGCGACAATACGGTTGTTGTCGAGATGCCTGTTAAGGGTGAAGGCTTGCCGACAGAGATGGAAGTCTCTATCTTTGACAAGGCTGACCTTGCGACCTTTATGGCGGAACACTGGTCGGACAACGGCGTCTCCTGCACCATCACATTCCAGCCGCACGAGGCGCAGTGCATCGAAACGGTATTGCGCAATAATGAGGGCAAATGGAAGACAGCTTCGTTCCTGCCTATCTCCAAGGAGACGTTCCCGCAGATGCCTTACGAGGAAATCACCAAGGAGCAGTACGAGGATATGGTTCGTGACCTCAAGCCTGTTGGCCTTGCAGGTGCTACGGACGGAGAGATGGAGCTTTACTGCGAAACAGATGTATGTGAGATTCGCTATGTTGGTGCAGAGATGGAAGTTATTACAGAAGAGGATTCTGTATAGACCTCCATATGCCCCCCGGCAAATCGCTGGGGGGCTCACTCTTGACTTTTATCTATAGATGCTTTAAAATTTGAGGGAGGTGAAAACCATGTTCGATGAAACACAGTTCCTACTGTCCCAAAGAAACAATCCTAACTCCAGAGTTCGCTCAAACGGAGTAAGATGGTGGGGCTACCCGTCACGCACCGGACAAATCACCTGCATCGTTCTGCACACCACAGAAAGCAATCCTGGTGACGGCTCTGCAAGGCGTGTCGCAGGATGGCAGGCTTCAACCGCCCCTGCGCCCTCTAGCTACCACAAACTTGTAGACACGGGCAATATTGTACAGACGGTGCTTGATGAACAAACAGCATTCCATGCCGTAGGTTTCAACAGCTTCAGTCTCGGACTTTCGTTTTCCACGAGAGCAAGTCTGTGGGGGAGAAATAATCGTACAGACACAGCTATGCTAGAACGCGGGGCTTGGGTTGCTGCTCAATGGTGCAAGAAGTACGATATTCCCGTTAGGCTTATCACAAATTCGCAGGGGAGAAGAGGCGTTAAAGGAATCATCACCCACGCTGCTGTTGACCCTGGTCGTCGGTCAGACCCTGGTCCAAACTTTCCGATGGACAGGTTCTTGTCGATGGTCAAGGAATATGTTGACGGCAAGCAAGAAGATGAATGGGAGGTGTTTTGGATGAGCTTGAGTGACAGCGAAAAGGAAGTTCTTAAGGACTTTATCTCTGCAATCGAAGAAGAGGGTACTAATGCCAGAAGCTTTGTACGTCAACTTCTGACGTTCCACAGAGAAGAGCGAGGAAAGCTGCAAGAGTTTATCGAGGCTATTGATTATATGAACTCAAGCCCTCGCGGACAGGGAAGAGCCCTCTCAGCCTTGTGGCGGGAGGCAGGTGCTCGTGGATGGCTTCGTGATATCGAAAAGTTCCGTGAGAACAGAAACTACGAGACAGAAGAACTCGAAGAGACTTCCTGACAGACGCTAGGCGATAGTCAGGATGCCCAAGACGGCGCGTGCATGGCCTGACTGGGGGTTCCGAACCTTGGGACTGTTATAGTTACGCAAGACGCAAAGAGCCCTGGCTATCCCCCAGGGCTCTTTGTCGTAGATTTGCCCATTCCCAGATATTAAGGTAATATAAACATATGTCCTACGAATCTTATGTTCTTCAGGAGCATGAACCATCATTGCTGATGATGTTTAGCTGGGTTACTTTCGAGAATCAGATTGAAGATACTTCTAACCTTTTTCTCTCTCAGCCCATGCAGTCTGACCAGATTATTGTAAGGGACAGAACAATAATTCCCGGTGAAAGAAAATCGCTTTTTCTTTCTGGGGACAGGGTAGAGCCAATAAGGTTCTCTTATCAAGAGGAATTTCCCGAGCAGGACTTTACACTTATATTTTGGTTTAGGGTTTACGATAGCGAGGTGACAGTTCGCCGGGGGATGGTAAGGTACGGAGACCTTTCTATAGCTGTAGACAAAGTAGAGAGTGGGCAGTTCGAGCTAGTTGTCCGTGTAAACAATAAGGTCATCAGAGAAATCTTTGTGACCGGAGACTACATGCTTACGATGACGAGACAGGGCGACAATTTCTCTATGTATATCCGCAAGGACGGAGAGGAGCAGCCTTTCTTTTTCTCGGAAAGTAATGTTGACATATCAGAGTCTTCATTTCGAGTCGGAACAGCAAGACTGTTTGAGTCCAACGTTGATGCAGAGTTGGATATCCAAGGGGTAACTCTACTCGATTTCCCAATCAACGAACAACAGCGGCAAGATATTTATACCGTTGTTGACACCAACCGCGTTGTTCGAGGGGCACTCGAAAGCGGAATTCTAGATTTCGCAGAGGAAAACATCAAGGCCCTACAAACAGAGTGGCATTCCGTCCTCATCTAGGACAGAAACACCTGCAAAGACTTGCTTTTTAACCACAAGGATGACAAAATGTCCAACATGAACAAAACAACAGTCGTGCCAAAGAATCTTCCCTGGGGAGTTTATGTCTGGCGTTGCGAAGACGGAGGGGTTTTGTCCAATAACAATGGCGACGTTCTGTCTATGAACGGATTCAAGGGAGACCTGCTTGCAATCCAGAAGATGCGAGATGCCGCTACGGCGCTCGGCCACGGCAAGGGCAAGGCCGCTTTTCTGCCTGGCTCACGTCAGATTAGCCAGTCTGAGTGGGAAGACCAGATGGCAGAGTACATCGCTGGCAATCCGATTCCAGGAGACATTGACGCTTAATGGATAGACACGGGATGAGGGTAAGCAAGGACGACACGCCTGAAGACACCAATGTCATTGAGGTTAGCTCTCCCCGTGGGGGGCCTGACGAAAGCATGGTTGAAAAGATTGCAAAAGTCAGAAACGACCCGTTCGCTAAAAGCATCGAAGAAGTTAGACAATTCTCTGGGCTCAGTCCAGCCTTCAAGAGAAAGCTTACAAGAGAGATAAATAAGACAAGCGGCATGGTTGCGGACGCCGTGGGGACAGATAAGCCGCTTGCTACCGGTGACGGAAACGCCAAGTCCAAGGCACGAACTGATAAGTTCGCAACAGGCTATGGAGCATTCGATGTTGTAGAGCCACCGTATAACCTTGACTATCTCGCAAAACTCTACGAAATCTCACCAGCACACATGGCTGCTGTAGATGCTAAGGTTACGAACATCGTTGGCCTCGGCTTTGCATTCAATGAGTCACACAGAACCAAAGAGCGCGTCAGCAGAATCACGAATGAACAGACACTAGAGCGCGTTCGTTCACGCATTGACCGGATGAGAATCCGTATGGATGAATGGCTGGACGACGCTAACTCAGAGGAAAGTTTTACAGAAACACTTCGTAAGGTCATGACAGACCTAGAAACAACTGGAGTGGGTTACTTCGAGATTGGTCGAATTACGCGGGGGCCGAATAAAGGTCGCATTGGATATATTGGCCACCTTCACTCCACAACAATGCGTCGTCGCGTAAACAAGGATGGATTCGTTCAGATTGTTTCTGGTCGTGCGACATTCTTTCGCAACTATGGCGACCTTTCTATGTCAGACCCTATCGGAAATGACGCAAACCCAAACGAAGTTATTCAGCTATCTAAGTACACACCTACGAACAGCTACTACGGTGTTCCTGATGTTCTTTCTGCCCGTAACGCTGTCGCAGGAGAAGAGTTTGCAAGTAGGTTTAACCTCGATTATTTCGAGCACAAGGCTGTCCCGCGTTATATCGTTGTTCTCAAGAACGCCAAGCTGAGCGAGAAGTCCGAAAAGCAACTTGTTGACTTTTTGCAGAACGGACTTAAGGGCCAGAACCACCGTACGATGTACGTCCCGCTCCCGGCAGATAGCGACGGAAAGCCGGTTGAGTTCAAACTTGAGCCTGTAGAGGCTAATATTACGGACGCCTCATTCACGAAGTACAACGAGATGAATAGAGACGCAGTCCTTATGTCACACCGCGTACCTCTGCCCCAGGTTGGTTTTACTGGAAATATCAGCATGGGTGCTTCTCGCGACTCCGCAAGAATGTTCAAGGAACAGGTTTGCAGGCCGTGGCAGGAGATTATCGAGAGAAGGCTGAAGCCCGTATTTAGAGAGATAACTGACGCCTTCGACTTCCACCTTAATGAGCTAACACTTACCGACGAAGAGACTGCAAGCAGAATCCACGAGCGCTATCTGCGCTGGGAGGTAAATACTCCTAATGAGATTCGTGAGTGGCTTGGCCGCAAGGGGATTCCCGGCGGGGATAATACAGTCGGAGTTATCTCACAAAGTATTGCAAGGGCCGGACCCCCTGCTAATCGTGTAACCGACGCAAACAACAACAGGGTCCGAGACGCTGAACGCTCTGGAGGACCTGATTCAGACCAGTCGGACAGAACACGAAACGCCCAGGGTGAAGGTGCTCAAACAGGCTAGGCAGCCTGAACAATTTGCCTTAAAATATAGGTAAGGATAGGATTTCAACATGGCAAACGAAGCGATTTTCAGAAAGAAAGAAGAGCAAGAGATGCGTATCGGCGTCATGTTTACAAAGATTGACCGAGAAAACCGCATCGTCTCTGGCTTTGCTACCGTGGACAACTTCGACAGCCACGGCGATGTAGTGTCTTCAGAAGGGTCCTCAAAGGCTTTCAAGCGTTTTCGCGGGGGTTTGAGAGAGATGCACCAACCCAATGCAGTTGGCACTATCGTAGACTTTGAAGAACTCATGAAATACGACGAAAAGGAGGGCAAGGTCTACAAGGGCATCTATGTGAATGCAAAGGTTTCAAAGGGTGCCCCACAAACTTGGGAGAAAGTCCTTGACGGCACGTACAAGGGGTTCTCTATCGGCGGGAAGATTAAGAAGCGCTCTAAGGCGTACACCGATGACGGCATGGAGTACAACCTCATCGAAGACTACGACCTTATCGAGCTAAGCCTTGTTGACAACCCCGCCAACCCAATGGCAAATGTCCTGACTGTCAAAAAGGTCGGGGATACATATGTTTACCCAGACATCGAGAAGCAAACTATGAACATCCTTATCCATGAGGAGTCTGGGGACGTTATTCTTTCAGAGTCAGAGGAGCGAGAGGGGTTTATCAATATCGGCTGGACTGACAGTGCCGATAACACCGAGAACATTCGGCTCGCACTTGAACTCTATAACTCTGGCAAGGAAGACTACGACAAGAAGAACGAGCCTGTTTTGCTTGATGAAGAGATGCGGGCTAGTCTTCCTGACACGGAGAAAACTTATGAAGGAGGTGCTACCGTGGCTACTGAAAATATTGAAAATGATTCAGGCGAGGAGGTCGTTGACTCAACAGAGCAGGTTGAAAAGTCTGTAGAGACTGAGGAGACCGTTGAGGAAAACGCCGGGGACGAGGTTGAAAAGAATGAATCAACCGAAACCGCCGACCCGTCAGAAGAAATCGTTTCAAAGATTCAGGCTGCCGTTGCCGATGTACTCGCCAAGGCGACCGATGCCGCGAAGGAGTCCAAGGACGCTGCTGACAGTGTCAAGACCTCCTTCGAGAAGTCTCTTGAAGACTTTGAAACAAAGATTTCCAGCCTCAAGGAAGAGATGAGCAAGAGCCTTGAGGACTTGGCTAAGCGCGTGGAAGACGTTGAGTCTGACACCGCCGTAAAGAAGTCCGCAGACGTTGTAGGTGACGATGCGGAAGAAGACAACGAGGAAGATAGTTTCTGGCGAGGCTCTGGATTCCTCTCTGCCAACGACCTTTTCAAGGGTTAATGGCAAGCAAGATTTCACTTTAGGAGGTGAAACAACTTATGAGTAACGACCTATTTCAGAAGGTAGTTGACACGGTGCAGGTTGCTGGTGGTGAAGGTGGTATTCTTAACCCCGAGCAGTCAAACCGATTTATCGACTACATGTGGGACGCAACATCCCTGGGCCAAACTGTGCGCCAGGTTCGGATGACCGCTCCCGTGCGTGAACTGGACAAGATGGACCTTGGCGAGCGTATCGCCCGTCACGCTACCGAAGGTGTGGACGACGCCCGTAATGCCAAGCCGAAGTTTAGCAAGGTGCAGGTTTCAACCGAAAAGATTCGTCTCGACTGGGAGCTTACTTCTGAGTCACTAGAGGATAACATCGAGCAGGGCGGTCTTGAGGACCACATTGCTCGCCTCATGGCCACCCAACTGGGTAACGACCTCGAAGACCTCGCCATTAACGGCGATGTTGACTGGGACGACTCGGACGTGGACTATGGTCTGATGTCAGCCTTCGACGGATACCGCAAGCGCTCTGGCGATGCCATTGTGCTTTCTGCCGGTAGCGAAGGTATCAGCACCGCGCTCTTTAACCGCGCTTACAAGGCTCTGCCCCGTAAGTACAAGGCTCGTCGTGGCGAGATGCGTTTCTTCATCGGCTCTGGTCTACTGCAAGACTACCACCAGAAGCTCGTTGAGCAGGGTCTTGCCGCAGGCACCACAGTACAAGGTGTCTCACCGGCTGCGCCTGGCCAGGCCCCTATGGGCTCTGGTGGCGAGACTGGGCTGTCAGCCTTTGGCATCCCGCTTTACGAGGTTCCTCTCTTCAACGAGGAGCTTGGTGATGGTGAGGACGAGGGCTACTTCGTGCTGACGCACCCCGATAACCACATTTGGGGCATCAAGCGTGACATTACTGTTCACCGCGAGTTCCAGCCTAAGAAGGATGCAATCGAGTACACGGTGTTTACGCGCCAGGGTGTTCAGATTGACAACCTTGAGGCTTATGTCGTGGTTGAGGACGTTGTCAACGAAGACTTCAATGCAGGTTCATAGTTAAATCCTTAACTATGTGAGGCGCAGAGTTTCCTCTGCGCCTCCTGCATTTCAAAAACGAATGTGCTATACTTTTATAAGGAGGAGAAATAATGGTTACAGCACAAGATTTGGTAGATTCAAGCACGAAGGCAGACCTTGTTGACCAGGCAAAGGAGCTTGGCCTAAACGTAAAGAATCAGCATGGCAAGCCCTTTAACAAGATAGAGCTTGCCGAAATGATTCTGGAGGCCGAAGAGACTGGGTTTCAGAATCCCTCAGATATCATTCCTGAAGCGAACATGGAAGTGGAGTACGAGGTTTCAAGCGACGTACCCGCCCCTGAACCTGAAACTGAGCCCGAAAAAAGCGCGGGGACGGTTTACGCCCCTCAACAAGATGTACTTGTACGATTTATCGGCAAGAACCCTATCCTTCAGGTAGCAAACCAGACGTTCAAGAAGTCCAGCCCTTTTAAGGTGCTATCAGCAGAAGAGGCAGAGGCCGTGTTCGACAGCAAGTATGCGGACAAGTTCCGTGTCGCGAACCCGAAGGAAGC